GCCGGGCGCGCGTGTAAGAACCCTCAATGGTGGTGCCGTTGCCGTTTAGCTTTAGCGCCAACGCTTGCGACGCTTGGGGCGAATAAGTTAACGACAACTCAAGCGCCAAGGCGTCCGTGAATGCCATTAGCCAGCGCGGCGGAATGGCCAATTGCGTTTGGTTGGCAAGCACGGCGTCTTGTGATTGCTTGAAGCGGTAATAAAACAGCGTATAGGGGCCGTTGCCGTCAGGAACCGGATACAGGTTAATGCTGGGCGTTAACGTCCGGTCAAACCAAAACGTCGTCGGCGGCGCTTGCTGAAGTGGGTTCGGGTAGCTTGCCCATTCGCTGCGGCCAACGCCAAAGATGATCTTGTTGTTGACCTGACCCGAGCCGACATTCGTTTGAATATAGGCGTCAGTCACAATGACGGTATCGGACGGGCAAGTTACCGTTTGCTGGCCTTGCGTTAACGTCACCGACTGAAGGTCAATATCCCACAACAAAGGCTGATCGTTGGACCAGTCTTGCAGCACCATGTTCGCAGCCATATAGGCGTCGGCAAGGTGTTCCTGAAGAACCGCCGTGCGCCGAACGCCTACGCGGCCAAGTGCATAAACAGCAATTTGGCCGAGCGCAGGATTGAACGATGTGGTGCCGCTGGTAGTAATAACGCTAACTCCTACCGCGAAGATTGACCCTGCAAGACTGTGAAAGTGCAGTTGCCACCTACAGGGCCAACCGAAAAGTTAACGCGAAGAAAGCGCACCGGAAAGTTAATGACACCGATGCCGTTAATGGTTTGGTTAGCCGGCACCACTTGAGTCCAAGTGGGGCTGGCCACCGAGTTAACATCATCAAGCGTGTATTCCACGCTCCAAGTGCCCGTGGTCGAGCCAAGTCCGTCCACCTTCCACGCAGCGGTTGGAGGCGACTGCATCCAATCGAACGCATACGGCGCTTGCGCCCCAGCGGGAGCGGCGGCGGTGATGGTTTGGACGAACGGAAGGCTCATGGGTTACTTCTTTCCGATCTCGGGATACTTCCGATGCACGGCGGCGCGAACACGCGCTTTTTCCTCGGAAGACCCATGCTGACTTACGCGGGCAAGCGCGTTTCTAGCATGATTTTTGTCTTCGATGGGATAGCGTTCGCCCGGAAGCGCAAAATCTTTCGCCGGCAACTTGTGGCGCTGAGCAGCAGTCAAATGACCGCCGTGCTTGCGGCCAGTCAAAGCTTCAGGCTTTACCATGCGCTTGACCATAGCCCGATCTTCGCGCTCGTCTTTGTGCGCGACGTGGCCACCGCGCTTGCGGCCACCGCCAATTACGGCATCATATGGCGACAAACCAAGGCGCGCTCGCGCACGGTTGCTGTCAGACGGGACGTAATGGTCCATAGTAAGAACGCGACCCGCCGGGCCTTGGTCGGCCATAGCGCGAGCGGGACCGCCCATTTCGGGACGCGGACTGACAATTGGCGCAACATCTTCATCAATGTCTTGCGCCGAACGCGGAAGCATACCAGGGGCAGATCGCGCAAGTTCTTCATCAATGTCTTGCGCCGAACGCGGAAGCATACCAGGGGCAGATCGCGCAACAGGTCGCGCAACCGGGCGCGGTGCAGGCGGGGGCGGTTGATAAGCGGCACCAGGGCGACCGGGGCGGCCAATGTTTTCTTCACGATAGTTTCCGCCAAGATCGTCCGCGTCGCGGGCTACGGCGGCGCGAGCAGGGGTGGCGGCGCTCATGGCATCATTCATGCCGCCGCCCGCTTCACGCTTAGCCACATGGCCACCGCGTTTACGGGCGTGAACGGCATTCATGGCACCCGGTTCGTCAATGGTCGGACGGGCCGGTTGGTCATGAATTGCGGCATTGAAATCGCTTTTCGTCGCGCCACCACGGGCGCGACGGTCAAGCCGGGTATGGGCTTTGTGGCCCTCCACGCCGACCAATTTGCGATGCTTTTTGGCTTTAGCGCGGAGGTCCACGAAACTCATGTTAGTCGTCCCGCTTGTCGGTTTTGGTCTGGTCGCGTTCGCCATGCGGAGCGGTCAGCTTGTGAGCCGCAGTCATGGGGGACATGTCGGCACCAACGCCGCCGCCGTGCTTGCGCTTCGGACGGTCCATGCGGTGATGAGCGGCCTTGCCGTCAACGTGCATCGCAGCGTGGTGATGAACCTTGCCGCCATGCTTGCGCTTCGCCATGTGCTTTTTCACATGACCGCCGCGCTTGTGACCGCCATAGCCATCGGCTTCGGCTTCCTTTTCGACTTCCTTGTCAACCCAGCGGTCCTTGCCCTTGGCTTCCCGCTCATCGGCAGTCAATTCCTTGTCTTCCTGACCCTGCGAGGAACCGCCACGAGCGCGGTGATGGGCGCTGTGGTGGCCTTCGTGGTGACCGTGATGTGCTTTCATAACTCTAGCCTCCTAACCGCAGGGCCTTACGCCTGGGCATTACCATACATTGTGACGGCGCTGACGTTCGTGGCAAAGATGATGTCCGAAATGGCCATATCCTGCCCCATATACAGCCGGTTGCCGGTGAAAGCGCCCGTGCTGCTATTGTAACTGCCGTTGGAAGCCGTCGAACCAATGCCCGAACCGCCGCCAAAAGCAGAGGTTTGGATGGTCCCACGCACGTCAGCAGTGGTGGTGCTGGAAGCGGTGTAAGTCGCCAACGCAGCGGTCCAGCCCGTCGAGGAAGTCATGGTAGCGCCGGCCCAATAAACCGACAGCAATTCCCATTCGGTCGAACGAAGCGCAAATCCAAACACGTCGCTGGTGCCAACCGAATAAGTGTAAGTGGCATCAGTGAACCCCGGAGTGACCGAGGTAATGTATTTGAACGCCTTGTTGCCGTATTTGGTCAACGCGGATGCGGGCGCAATAGTAATTGCTTCCGACATTGCCTGACCATAAACGTCGTAACCGCGCACGGTAAACGTGCCGCCAGTGCCGGATGCGCTGTTGCAAGTGATGACCACGCCACGGCCAATGCCTTGGCGCGGGTCAAGGAGCAGCGTCGGGCCGGAAGCAAGATACGGCAACGCAGCAGTCGGCGCAGCGAACGTGCCTTCGTTGCTCTGCCAAATATTGCCAGTGCCGATACGGGCGCTGAAAGAGGCAGCACTGAACGGCGCGGTCGAAGACATGACCAGCGTGTTCGGGTTGGTCGTGGCCGTCGCTGCGTTGATGCTGACAACGGTGGCCAACCACGGAACCGTGGTGGTCGAAGTTGCGGCGATCACCAGCGGCATGCCCGGCACGAACTGGGTCACGTCCAGCACGGTCACCAACGCCGAGCCAGAAACGACCGTGCCCATGGCAAAGCCGAAATCCAAGCACAGGCCGGGGGTGACAATCGGGCTGCCGTTGACGTAAGTGCCAACGCCACCATTGACGTAGTTTGTCGTCGCCGCAGTCGGCACGATGGGAATGTTGGACACCGCCGCAAAAGACGGCGTGGCCAACGTCATCGTGGTACCGCTCGTTACCGTGGCAGCCGACGTGATCGCGGTTGCGCTGTGCGCAGCCGGAGCAGCATCAGCCGACATATACAGCGCAGACGCCCACTGAGTAGCGATGACCCCTTTGAACCCACCCGCCTTTTCCTTGTCGAGAAGGAAACGCGGGTCGGGAACGCTAAGGCCATGGTAGAAAACAGAGGGGCCGGGAAGCTGCTCGCCGCCCAGCGCAGCCCCAGCCACGGCGGGCTGAAGACTGGCTAGGGGGCCGTAAGCAACTACAGGGCCGGTATATCCGGTCATCGCCATGTTGGCGCTCCTTCTAAATTAGGCCCAGCTTACGAGACCGGGAAAGTGCCCCAAATGCAACGAGCGTTTTTGTAACCCACATAATAACGCTCATAACCCTTGACCAAGAGGTTGTCCGTGATGTCGTCAACCCACATCGACATTTCAAACTCTTTGCGCTGCAAATAGAGCAAGCCGTCATAGTTGGTCTGGACGAACCACGCGTAAGGCGAGGTCAAGAAGTCCATCACTTCGTAGCCGTCCGGCAGGGAGCCGGTGGCGCGCAAAGCGTTCGCGTCATTGTCGCCAGTGCCCGGACGCAGGGTGGTGTGCCAGAGGCGCGCTGCCACCCATTCGTTCTGCGGATGCACGATCAACCGACGACCGCGCCAAAACGCCTTCAGGCCAGCCTGATCGCGGAATTGGGTGCGGATTTGGGTGATGGCCGACAAGAGCGAGGCTTCGTTGAGCGAAAGCTGCGCGGTAGCCGGCGTGTTCGCCCAGGTGCCGTAATCGTAAGGATGGGAAGCGGAGCAAAGCGCCACGCCGTCGCCGCCGATGGCCGAGTTGTAGACGTTCGCGGTATTGAGGACGTTCGCAGCCTGGATTTCCTTGAACTGCGCGAAAGACTCGTGCAGGCCGAGGTTGGAGGCCGGAAATTCCTGCTCATACAGGTTGTCATCAATGGCTTTGCGGGTGATGGCATAGCCCAAACCAACCTCGAAATGTTCGTGGTTGTAAATGAACCGTTCACCCGCGTTGTTATCCATCGCGGTAGCGCCGCCTTCAAACTTCAGTTCGGCAAGCGCCAAATAGCGATTTTCCGCCGTGCGCTCGACGCCGAGGTTCGATTTGCCTTGCCAGAAGATTTTCGACCACTGGGTCGGAATCTGCTCATATTTGCCTTCGATCCCACGCAGGCCAGGGCGCGTAAGATCGTAAATAGCGGCGACAGAAACAGCCATTGATTAAACTCCTTACGAGTGCCCAGCGGTGGTGCGCATCTCTTGGTTGTTGAAGGCGACCAAGACCCAGTTATATGGAGTCGTCGGATCGGAACCCGGCGATCCAGCCGGCAAGAAGTCGCTGCCAAGCTGAAGGATGCGGAACGGCTGAGTCGAAGTGTTGCCGGCCTGATAAAGATCAAGGTAAGCCGTCGAACGCCCGTTGTTGGTGTTGCCGACGCTGGCCGTGCCGTTGCCGGTGCCGAACGCGAAGTTCGCGGTCATGCCGACATTCGCCAGGGTCGCGGTGTTGCTGGCCGCAGCCGTCGTGTTCGAGTTGGCAACCTGCACCAAGAAGGTGGCATTCGGGTTGCTGATGAGGAACGCCGGAAACGGATCGGCGTTGGCATCGCTGCCCGGCCAATAAGTGTTCTGACGCGGAATTTTGCCGGACGTGCTGTAATATTCGCAGCCGCCCCAAAAAACGCCCGCGATCTGCGTGGTGCCGCTCGGCGCGCTGGACTGAGCAATATAGCCCGAAGTCTGCGTCGTTACCGGGTCGCCCATAAAGATTTGGGTGGTGTTGGTGTAAAGAATCTTGCGCGGGGTGAGGCCAAAGTTCGGGGCCATACCCTGGATAGCACCATAGGGGATGAAACCGAAGGGGGCATTCGTGTTTGCCATAGTCGCACTTCTCCATCTGCGATTGCTGAATGACCGGCGCGGTCAAGGGCAATCTCGGATGAGGCGCGATCCCCGGCGCGGGAATAATACGTGTCCGCGTGACACGCATTCCTCGAAATAACACCGCAGCGCGCGGCTGTCGGCATTTAGGAGGCAATTTACGGGTATGTCAATAAGTTTTTGGGAGCGGGAAACGGATTTGAACCGTTGACCTTCTGGTTATGGGCCAGACGAGCTACCAGACTGCTCTATCCCGCATCAAAAACTTTAAAAAAATCCCCCGCGCAATGAAGCGCAGGGGATAAGTTTACAAGGGAGGAAACATGGAACATCAACCACACACCAAAGAGGGAACCACTCCGCTTTGGGTCGTCACACCCCGACAATGTGCATTATCGGGGTGGTGGAGTCAACAGCTATTCGACAGAAAGTGGCTCGATGGAGCGGCTGACTTGCGGACGAACGCCGGGATGCGAACGCGGGCCGGTGCCCATGGGTGCGCGGCCAAGCATTTCCTGGCCGTTGCGTTTTTGCTGTTGAGCCTTGAGGTAAAGCGTCCGATGACGATTGTAACCTTCAGTATCCGGCAGTTCCATCAGCCGCAAACCGTCAACTTCAATCGGCCCCTCGTAACCGGAAGGCGTTTTCCAGCCCGGATGACGACTTGCAGGAACAGAACGCCAGCCATTGCGCTCCGCATTGGCAATAGATTGCTTATCAGGCTGGCCAAACACTTCGGTTCGGTGCCATTGATACATCATGCCGTCAGGCACAAGTTCCGGCGGCACGTCAAACTGGCCAAGATCGGCTTCAGTTTCGCGCATCATCAATTCTTCGTCGGTCAAACGGCGGTGCATGCCCTCGTTAAGCAACGGAGCATGAAGCGCGGCCGCGCGACGTTCGGTGGCCAATTCTTTTTCAATGTCTGCGACATTCATCATGGATGAACGGGGAGGACGGCCCATTTTTTAGCCCCTTTGCTTGTAAGGATTGCCTTGCTTGAACTCGTTGGCGCGATCCATGCGTTGGACTTCAGCCCAATAAGCAACTGGATCGACGCCCATGGTTTTTGCCACGCGAGTCGCTTCAGCCGGAATGAAATTGGAATTGCTGGACCGATTTTGATTGATGTTGCCGGACGAACGTGCCGGCGCAGCCGTTGGGACAGAGCGACCCGACGACTGATTGTTGTTTTGCGTGGTCACACCAGCGGTCCTTTCGACAAAATCAAAATACTCGGGCGAATTTTCGGGGATGTTATTCCCCAAAGCGAGGTTCGCCGCGCCGATAACCCGCGCCTGGAATTGCGGATCGGTGTAATATTTCGGCATACCGGAGGCGTCAGTGTGCTTTTTGATCCAAGCAACCGCTCGGGCGTCAAACCTAGACAAATCCGCCTCGATGCGCTCGGCTTCCGACATTTGGCGCTGTTGCGTTTGCTGAGCAGGCTGCAACAACTGCTGGTTGCGGTTTTGCTCAAGCTGCAACTTGCCGTTTTCAAGCGTTTCAATGCGAGTGGCAACGCGCATCATTTCCGTTTGAAGCTGCGATGCCTTGGCGTAATCCCCGACTTCAAGCGCGCGTGTATGTTCGTTTTGAAGCTGCTCCCCGCGCATCTGCGCCGCTTCAAGCGCATTATTTACCGTCGAAAATTCGAGCGCCGCCTTGTCTTGGTAAACGGCTTGCAGCTTTTCGGATGCAATCCGCTCACGTTCTTGCGCGGCACGAGCAGCATTTAACTGCTGCTGGTAGCGAGATTCGGTGGTCGTAAGTTGCTCGCGCAATTCCTTGACGGCAACCTGCGGGTCTGACGGGTCGTGCTGGTCCGAATCAAGCACAACGCCGTCGTTTTGGTCGTCGGTTGACTCGGTGGACTGATTTTCTTCATCCATAAGTTATTGCTCCTTAATACACCACGTCAGGACGCGGGATGGACGCCTTGATGCCGCGTTCATTTTCAAACAGGATGCAATCAACGCCATTCAAGCGCAGGCGAATGCCGCCGCCATCGGCACGTCGGAACATCACCCAGTCGCCTTCTTTGGTTTTGTCTTCATCGGTCCACGTCATCATGTCGCTGTCTTCATAGCAACGCGGGCCGAGTTTCAGGATGAGGCCGGTGGTGCCCTGATAAATGTCTTCGTTGGTCACGGACTCGGGCATGATAAGGCTGCCGCCGCCGGCAAACTGCAATTCAGACGGACGAATAAAAACAGCCACCAAAATGCGGTTTAGTTTCATATGAAACTTATCAAGCGCCCATCCAATGCGCTTGCGGATGCGTTCCTTTTCGCCGTCAAACCACTCGTCAGGCTGCTGCATCTTGCCTTCAACGCGGGCTTCAACTTCGATGCCGGGGTCTTTCATGGCGCGGTTGCGCTGTTCACCAATGTGGCGCGGCAAAATAAGACTAGAGGACATAAAGTTCGCTTTCTGGCTTGGTGGCTGTTTCGCCGCCCTGGTTAATCTCTTGCTGGGCTTGGGACAAAAATTCCCGCGCCATTTTTAGTCCTTGAATTTTGCCCACCATTTCGCGGTAGGCTTCCAAGGTGGTTGGTGACCCACTGGCCACCGCCACAGATAGCCGTTCCTCTTGCTCACGCAGCAATTGGGAAAGGCGCTTAACTAAATGCTGGTCCCCGTAAGTTAGGGAGCGTCCCGCATAGGACGCCCCCACTTCCCGGTTGGGTGACCACACGCTCGGATCGAGCGATGTTTTCATTCTTCAACCATGTGTTGTTCGCGCTTGGCGGCGCGGGATTTTTCCAAACGTCCTTCGCCAGAGGACGCACCGGCCATCATTTTAACCATGCCACCGCGTTTCAGGCCGGGCGGTTTCGGCGGCATTCCTGGGCCGGGCGGCATACCCGGCGGCATAGAACCCGGCATTGGCGGTTTCCCCATGCCCATCGGCATTCCGCCCGGAGGCATCCCACCCGGAGGCATTGCACCCGGCATCGGGGGAGCGCCAGCACCAAGGCCAGCAGGCGGAATCGGCGGATGCGGAGGCATCGCAGCGCCCGAAGCGCCGCCGCCCTGGTTGCCCGGCGGCACAATCACATTGATGCTGACGCCCGGCTTGTGTTTGGCCTTGCCCCCACGGGCGCGACGGTCCACGCGCTGCTTGGGCGCATAACCTTCAACGGCAGCGCCGCCATGACGAAGCTTCAGCTTGGTATGCTTGCCTTTGTGTTCATGGGTTTCATGCTCATGGACGGCTTTGGCAACCAAGTTTTTGACGCCGGACAGGGAAGCAATTTTGCCTCCCTTGGCGGCAGTGCAGGCGGCACGCATTTCCTTAAACTTAGACATTGACTACTCCTGTGCGTTCGGCGGCGGTGCTGGATTGTTGTCGGCCTTGCCCGCCAAGCCGGCGGCTGCAAGCGAGTGGTTATCGTGATGAGCGGCTTGCTCATGCTGCAATCGTAGCCGGGCCGTTTCTTCGCGTGTTGTGTCAATAGCAAGCTGGGCATGGCGGTCGGCTGCACGATCTTGGCTTTCCATAATAGCCTCGTGCGCCCGCAATTTCATATCATTACCTACATTCTGAGACTCAGCCGTTGCTTTTTGGGCTTCAGCTTGACTCAAAGCTGCGGAACTTTGCGCTTTGGCCATGGCCGCTTGAGCAGTCATGGTCGCCGCTTGGGCCTTGGTTTGCGCCGCAGCAACCAAGCCAGGGTCTTGAGTATGGCCAGCCGACGCTTGAGCGGCTTGCGCTTCCTGCTGCATCTGCTGTTCGGTTTTCAACAAGCCAGCCGGGTTGGCGACGCCGATGCCGCGAAGCAACCACTCTGCCGTGTCGCGGATTTTGAACACGGTTGGCGCAGCTTGTGCGAATTGGAACACCGCCAAACGCTGCATCACGCGATGCAAGTGGGAAGGCGTGTTGGGATCGGCAGCCGGCACAATATCCACGTCATTTAATGCGGCCAAAAACTCGGCTTCTTCCCACTTTCGAGCGGGTTTTAGGTTGTGACGCCAGAATGCCTCGGGGTCTTCGCGGAAACGCTCTTTGAAAAGTCCAAATTCCTCGGCTTGAGCGGCGTGAAGGCGCTTAAACACCGCGCCAACGAGCTTTGTGGACTCAATAATCGACG